GGCATCCACGGCTCGCTAGAGAACGTGGTGGTGGAGTCTGACGACGAGCACGTCATCGTCGACCTCGACGTCACCAGCTACTACCCGAACCTGGCCATCACCAACGAGTTCTACCCAGAGCACCTGGGCAGGGACTTCGTAGCCATTTACAGCAACCTGTTCGAGCAGCGCAAGCAGTACCCCAAGAAGAGCAGCGAGAGCGCCATGCTGAAGCTCGCGCTCAACGGCGTGTACGGCGACAGCAACAACAAGTTCAGCGTGTTCTACGACCCGCTGTTCACCATGAGCATCACGCTGAACGGGCAACTGCTGCTGTGCCTGTTGGCCGAGCGCCTGATGGAGATCGGCGGCCTGTCGCTGGTGCAGATCAACACCGACGGCGTCACGGTGCGCGTACCCCGCGCCCACATGCAGCGTGTGGATGAGACATGTGCATGGTGGATGCACATGACCGGGTTGAACCTGGAGCAGGTGCGCTACCGGCGCATGTACCTGCGCGACGTGAACAACTACATCGGGCAGTACGAGGACGGCACCGTCAAGCGCAAGGGCGCCTACGAGTGGAAGACCGGCTGGCACCAGAACGCTGGCGGCCTGGTGATCCCCAAGGTGGCCGAGAAGGTGCTGGTGGACGGCGCACCGATCCGGCAGACGGTGGAGAACTGGCCGCACCTGCACGACTTCATGCTGCGCATCAAGGTGCCGCGCTCCAGTTACCTGCAGTGGGGTGACCACCAGGCGCAGAACACCACCCGGTACTACGTGGCCAAGGGCGGCAAGCCGCTGACCAAGTGGATGCCGCCTCTCAAGGGCAAGACCGATTGGCGCAAGTTCGCCGTGGAGAGTGGGTGGAACGTGCAGGTGTGCAACGACATCAAAGACGTTGGGCTGCCTGTGGACTTTGACTACTACGTACAGGAGATCGAGAAACTATGCCTGGCTTTAGCGTGAACCAAGTGCAACACGGTGGCGATCACTACAAGAAGCAAGTGATCCAGTCGTGGGACTACATCGCTGCGAACAACCTCGGTTACTTCGAGGGCAACGTGGTGAAGTACGTCTCGCGGTGGAAGGACAAGGGTGGTGTCGAGGACTTGCGAAAGGCTCGGCACTACATCGACAAGTTGATCGAGTTGAACATCAGCAGCATCGAGCCGCACGGGTACTGACATGCTTGAAAAGAACATCGAAGCGAAGGTCTGCGGCTACGCCCGTGAGCGCGGGCTGCTGGCCTACAAGTTCACATCGCCAGCGCACGCCGCGGTGCCTGACCGGCTGTTCGTGTTGCCCAACGGGCGCATGTTCTTCTGCGAGTTCAAGCGCCAGGGCCAGAAGCCCACGCCGCCCCAGGAGCGCGAGCATCACCGGCTGAGGCAGCACAAGGTCAGCGTGTTCGTCATCGACAACGTGGACGCTGGGCTGCGCATGGTTGACGAGATGCTGACGACATGCTGACCCCCAACCTCCTCCACGACTACCAGAAGAAGGCGGTCAACTTCCAATGCACCCACGTCAACTCGATGATGTGGCTGGACATGGGGTTGGGCAAGACCATCGTTACGCTCACCACCATCGCGCACCTGATCAAGACCCGGTTCCTGCGTGGCGTGATCATCATCGCCCCCATCCGCGTGATCCGTCTGGTGTGGCGCCAGGAGGCCGCGAAGTGGGAGCACACCAAGCACCTGCGCTTCAGCATGGTCACCGGCACCCGGGACCAGCGCACCCGGGCGCTGATGCGCGAGGCTGACGTCTACCTGATGAACTACGACAACCTCAAGTGGCTCGGTGAGACGCTGCACACCTACTACGTGAGCAAGGACAAGCCGCTGCCGTTCAACGGTGTGGTGTGGGACGAGATCAGCAAGATGAAGAACAGCGCCACCGACCGCGTGCGAGCGGTCAAGCGCATCCTGGACAAGTTCGACTGGACCACCGGCCTGACCGGCACCCCGGCGTCCAACGGCTACAAGGATCTGCACGGGCAGTACCTGGTGGTGGACAAGGGGCAGCGCCTGGGCACCAGCAAGACCGCGTTCAAGACCCGGTTCTACAAGAAGGCCGGCCCCTACAAGGAGGTGCCCTACGACGACACCGAGACGGTCATCAAGACCCTCATCGGTGACATCACGCTGGAGATGAGCGCCGAGGACTACAACCCGCTGCCCGACCTCATCGTCAACAACATCGAGGTGGAGATGCCGCCCGAGTTGCGGGCCAAGTATGACCAGATGGAGCGTGAGTTCTTCACCGTGCTCGACAGCGGCAAGGAGATCGAGGTGTTCAACTCAGCCGCACTGACCAACAAGTGCCTGCAGTTCAGCAACGGCGCGGTGTACCCCATCGCTGGCATGCCGCTGTGGGAGCCGGTGCATGAGTTGAAGCTCGACGCACTCGACGAGATCCTTGACGAGGCGCAGGGCTCGCCCGTGCTGTGCGCCTACGCTTACCGGTCAGACGCAGAGCGGATCATGGAGCGGTTCAAGGCGCTGCGGCCGATCAACCTGACCGAGTGCAAGACCGAGCGCGAACTGAACAACGCGATGGAGCGGTGGAAGAGCGGTGACTGCCCTCTGATGATCGGCCACCCGGCAAGCATGGGTCACGGCATCGACGGGCTGCAGCACAAGGGCCGCACGCTGGTGTGGTTCGGGCTGAACTGGAGCCTCGACCTGTACGACCAGTTCAACGCTCGGGTGCGCCGGCAGGGTCAGGGTGCTCCGGTGGTGTGCCATCGCATTCTGTGCCAGGACACCCTCGACCAGGCGCAGGCGCTGGCGCTGGACGAGAAGGCGACTACGCAGGCCGGTCTGCGCAGCGCCGTGAAGGAATACCGGAAGCAAAAAGGAGTGTGAGGCATGACCACACAACCCGAAGCCCTGCGGCTGGCTGATGCGCTGGGAAAGCTGTGGCTTGCTGACCGCCAATCGTCGGAAACCCGAGACGAAGCCGCCGCCGAACTGCGCCGCCTGCATGCGGTGAATCAGGAACTGCTGGAGGCGCTTACCCATGTTTCTGATTGGTTTACCGCTGCCGGCATAGATGTGCCCGCTGTTCGACACGCCCGCGCCATTGAGGCCGCTTTAAGGAGCAAGAACCATGAGTAATCAATCCGAAGCCCTGCGGCTGGCTGAAACGCTAGTGAGTGCGCTTGAGGCCGAACTGCGCCGCCTGCATGCGGTGAATCAGGAACTGCTGGAGGCGTTGAAGCTGGCAATGCTGGACTGGGAAAACATGCGCGTTGTTCCTTCAGCCAGTCGCGCTCACAAAGCAGCCCGCGCCGCCATCAAGAAAGCGGAGGGGCAGCATGACCGTCAAGATCACCAATGACAAGGCCGCAGCGGTGGATCAGGACTACTTCTGGCGCCCCCTGCACACCTGCCCGCTGTCGGCCAAGGTGCAGTTGTTGACTGCGGGCGGCGTCGCCGTGTACGGCCAGTACCAGCCCGGTGTTGGCGGGTATCTCGGCTGGGCACCGCTGCCCAAGAAACCGGAGTGGATGCGATGAGTAATTTGAGAACCGCCGCCCAGCAGGCGCTGGAGGCGTTGGAGTATTTGGATGTGACTGCGGAACACTGGGTCGATGATCGAATACCTGACGCTGCCATAAAAGCCCTCCGCGCCGCGCTGGCAGAGGAAGCACTGCAACGGCTGACTGATGCGAATCAGGAGATTGAGGCTGTGCTGGAGCAGCAGGAGCAGACGGAGCAGACAAATCCCTGGCGCGATGCCGTAGACGATGAGCTTGTGAGTCTTCACATGGTCGCTAGTGATGACCCGCGAGAGTCCATTCGGCGCTTGATCGATTGGCATTGCGCTGTGCAGATCGACCCTCTGGTTTCGTCCGCTGCACAGGAACTGATTGAGCGCGGGAAGAGAGAGGCGCTGGAGCCGGAGCAGGGGCCGGTGGCGTGGATGGACCCGAACAGCGGCGAAGTGTGCAGAGCCCATTGGCTTGAGTCTCACGCCCCGGAGCGCGATGTTGATCGCTTTTCTTGCCCCCTCTACACCCACCCACCCCGCCGCGAACAGCCCAAGTTCACCCTTTCATGCGGCTGCCCATCGCAATACGGCGGTGTGCCTGCGTACTGGGACAGAGATGGAAGCACGGCATTCGGCATGGTCTGTGAGCGGCATTGGCACGAATACGGTGCAAGGAGCAACGCATGAGCCTCGTCACCCCAGTGTGCGTCTATCTGGCCATGAACCCAGACGCAGAGCTGACCACGGAAGTGATCTCTGCTCGATGGGGAACCGATCAGAACAACGTCACCAGTTCACTGAGGCATGCAGAAACGAAGGGCTGGGTGAAGTCCACGCTTAAACAGAACCCGATGCGCGTCAGCAAAAAGATCCGCGTCTACACTGCCGGTGATCGGCTATTGAAGGAGATCGGAAGATGACTACCTCTCGAATACCCGACGGCTGCGACCAGCAGGGCCGCCACCCCCAGGCCGCCGAGTGCTGCACTGAACTTGGACAAGAAGATCCCGACTTCTACGGCCGCGAGTTTTGGAAGGAGGAGGCCATCTCCTTAGGCATCGTGGCCGTCGGCTTGGTGGGAATCTTGGGCCTGCTGGCCATGTTCATCGCGGGCTAGACCCGTCAGAGCAAAGCAGCCTCGGCTGCGCGGCGCCGCACCAGACCCGGTAGCACGCGGCCTCCTCCGCGTGTCCACAGCATCAGTTGCGCCTTGGCGTCTTCCCAGTCGCCATCGTCCACGCGCTTGCGCAGCGTGCTGGCCCGGTATCTGGCCACGCCGAGGTTGTAGGCGAAGTCCGTCATCGCGCCGAGTGCTCGCGGACGCGCCAGGAGGCCAGGAGAGGCCTTCAAAACGCCTGCTAGGTAGTTGTGCCTCAACTCATGCACCAGCCACGCCTCAGCGGTCTCCTTGCTGATC